GAAAGTCAAAGCTATGGTAAGCCTAGTGGTATTGAAGCTACCGAAGCTGACATGTGGGTACACAACCTAACAATTAACAACGAGTTAATATGTAGCCTTGTGTTCCCTGTAGATAAACTAAAAGAAATCCTACCTAAGTTACCTCAGAAAAGTGTAATGGGTGGGGATAACAATGCGAGTAAGTTACAGCTAGTTAGCCTAGTTAAACTTATGGAAGTGATAAAGGATTTGTAAACAACCCTTTAAACCTATCTAATTCTTCTGCTGATTTCAACCTTTCTTTCATGTTAGGCTTACTAGGCTTCTCATATTGCTGAGAAAAAGTCTTAGTAATATCAGCAGTAGACCCCTCCTCAAAAGATTTACGTATGGCTTTCCTAGCCTTTCCTCCTATCTCTAATGCTCCTGTATATTTTCCTTTAGCATTATAGTTATCATTGTATACAGCATCAGCCATAAACTTAACTTGTGATTCAGCTGAGTCCTGTAACCCTTCCTTTTCTAAGTATTTAAAATAGTATGGCTTTTGATAGTCAAATTGGAAGAGTCCATATCCGGGTCCATTGTCCTGCTTTTTAGTGTAGTCATAGGTGTACCCTGTTTCAACAGCAATGTTGGCTAGAACGCCAGTTATGGCACGCTCAGGCAGGTATTGAGATAACAGTCCTGCTATGTATATTGGGTTAGACATTAATCTAAATCGTAAAACATTTTAACAAACTCTTCCTTACCTTCTTCTGGTAGTTGATAAAGAACTTGTTTCATCTCATTACTATCTAACTGTTTAATTTGTTTTTTAAGTTCTGCTTTATTATTTCCAGTACCACTAAGGTCTGCTAAATATTCTTCCCTCTTATCAGGGTTCCCTATACTATCAAAGATTTTTCCTGAGTCCCATGAAAAGTCGTTGTTAAACATTCCTGCCATTTTATTTTCCTCTTATTATATATCTCGCCATGACTTAGGCAAGGCTGAGTTTTCAAACAAAGCTCCTTTACCCGGTAGGTTAGGAGTTAATCTCTTAATGATTCCATTTAAATCACCTGTGGTTACATCTTGGAATGTATCAAATACATCAGTAGCTGTAGGACCTAAAATATTTCCAAAAGCACCTGAACCTCTTTCTTTAACATCAATCATTGTATCAAACCATAAACCGGCACCACCTGCGTTTCCTATTCCTGCAATCAACAGCTCTAAAGCATTTCTATTTTCTTCTATGTCTTTACCTGATGCTAAAGCTCTTGTAATTTCAGCAGCATTTCCTGCAAAACCTGCAGCTACTAGATATAAAGCTAAAGGTTTAGGATTACCATGTATAAACAATTCATCTGCTACGTTACGCTTTAAGAATCTTGCTTGATAAAACATAAACGATTTAAATTTAGTCATTAGTTTAAACCAAGGCTTGCTCCAGTTAACTGGTAAGTTTCCTGACTCACCTGAAAAGTTTACAAACTTATTAAACATGTGTCCACTAACAGCCAAGTCTTGTTCAGATAGCTGTGCTTTAAACGGATTACCTACTCCTAGCTCTTTCAGTTCTCTTTCAAGTTTAACTGCTTTAGTTGAGTTTCGTCTACCCTCTGATACTAGCTTCATTAATTTATTATGTAAAGAATTAACATGACCGTAACCCATCATACCAGCAGCTCTTCTGTTCATTCTTTCAACACTCATAAACCCAGTAGCTCTTAAAAACTCAGTAGGTTCATTTAAAAATTTAAGAGGACCTTTAAATTGTTTATCAATAATCCTAGCACTAGGAGCATTCTCTGTGGCAATACGAGCTATGTCCATTTCACCTAGTACACCTACATTATAAAAAATTTGTTGGTCCCTCTTGGTTCTAATAATTGCTCTAGCAATAGCAGAGATAGCTTTGAATGGAGCAGTTAACATATTACCTGACTTACCTAACAACACGGTACCGTTAACAAAAGACTGAGTAGCGTTAGGTATAGCAGCTAATCCTAGCTTATGGTTTTGTATAGCATTAATCTTAGCTACTGCTCTAGCAACTTTAGGGTTTTCCATTGCTGCTCTAATAGTAGCAGACCTACTAGCATCACCAATCTGTGTAAAGTATATCTCTTCTATATCATCAGCTTGTCTATTTGCTTTTGCTGTTTTTTGCTTTCTTAGGTCTTTAATAAACTTTCTAAACTTCTCATCATTAGCACCAAATCTTTTTGCATACTCATTTCTTCTTATAGTATCATGAAAGAATTTAGTCCACCTGTCAGCAGGGTCAGCCATGAATGGGTCTAACTCTCTTTCTAATCTTTCAGGTATTTTAAACTTTCTTTCATTCTCTAAATGAGTAGAGCGTTTCATGTCAGTACCTTCTATAGATTTTAACTGAAACATATTTCTAACTGACTCAGGACTAGCATTAGAATTAATTACTTCATCAGAAAGCTTTTTATTTCCTGTAATACTATCAATAAGTTTTTTAATTCCCGGTTCTTTCTTTTTTAAAGCGTTACGTAGGAATGTAGAGAAAGCTTCTGAACCTTCTTTACCCATTAATTCAGATGTGTTCCATACACGAGGTATGTATGACTCATCAGCTTTGTACTTAGCTAGTTGTTCTTTAGTTATAACCCTAGCTTTATAAGCATCATTTAATACTCTAACTTTTCTATCATTTACTAGCTTTAAGAAATCTTTTTGTGCTTTGTTTATAGAAGCAGGTCTAGTATTTTTATCAATAAGCTTATTAATATCTCCTAACTCTCCTGCATTTTTATTAATAAAGTTATTAATGTCGTCACTAAATCTAGCTACGTTTATATCAATAGTAACATTAGCACCACGTAAAGCATCAGCTAATCCTCTTGCACCTGAGTTAGTTAAAAGTGCATCATTGCCATATATAGAACGAGTAACAATTTTACCAGCCTTGTCACCTAGTATATTACTTATCTTATCAAATACGTTGTAACCCCATCTACTAAAAGGTTGCTGTCCTGCTACATCATTAGCTTGAATCATTGCAACTTTTTGATACTCATCAAGTGCTTGTACATCTTCTTTTGCTTTTTTTATTTGTTCGTTTCTATCTATCTGCCTAGAGTTCCTAATTTCTGAGTTAGGTATAATTCTTTCTTTAGCTAAAGCTCTTAATGCAGCTTCTTCTTTTGCTCCATAAGTAATCTCATCAGCAACTTCAAACCTAGTCTTTGATTGCTTACCTATAATATCTGCTTCTGTATTTTTAGGTGTACTAGGAACTACATATCCTGCTTCCTCAGCTTCTCTTAGTTTTTTAACTTCTGCTTGTACATCAGATTTATTCCACCCTATGTTCTTTAACCATTTTCTTAAAGACTTTTCATCTGTAACAGTAGTAGCTATCTCATCTAAAAACTCTTGATTAGATAAACGATTCTTTATAATGTATCTATTAGCTACATCTGTAAGTAACTCACCACCACCGGACAAACCAAAGCCAAGGGTAGCACCGAAACCTGCACCAATACTGCTTCTCGCTAGTATCTGTGACCAGTCATAGCTATCTCTTACACCTGCTTGTTTAAGTATTTGCTGTCCAGAAGCTTCATCAACACCTTCAAAAGTAAAGCCAATACCTGCACCAGTCAAAGCACCTTTAGTCTTAGCTCTATTCTGTAAGTATTTTGATAGTCCTGCTTTGACAGGTTTTTGTCCTATCTTTATACCTGCAGCTCTAGTACCTGCTTTAAATATATTCTTAACTAAACCAAAACCTACATAGTTAATAGGGTCACTAGCAATAGCAAGTCCAATGTTCTTCCAACTCTCAGCGTTGTTAAGTCCACCTTCTTCTTGCCTGCCTTTTACTTTTTGAAATGAAATCCATTGTATAGCAGCATTGTCTTTCTGCTCATCAGTCATGCCACGCCAATACTTACTAGCCTGTAATGCTTTAGCACCAAAGTTATATTCTAAGTATTGTTGGTCTGCTGCCCACTCACTAAGTAACTGGTCTTTTGTTTTTACTTTACCGTCTGCACCTATAGCTCCATTTGTTTTTTGTATGGAAGCTATAAGAACTTTATTGTTTTTTAAATCAGAAATAGTCCACTCTTCTGATAGGTTATTTAAAAGGTCAACAGAGTTTTCACCGCATTGTTTATTTAAAGTACACGCCCAAGTATCAAGGTTAGTTTCTTGTTTAGACAGGAGGTTTTGCATAGACCTGTTTAAAGATTTTACTTTACCTTTATCTTTTTCTTCTTCTCTAAATTGTTTATATAGCTTAGTATAGTTTGCCCAAAGCTTTTCATCTTCAGCTTTTAAATAACCTTGATAATCAAACTTAGCATTTTCATCTGCAACGACACCTTGGTCAGCTAGTTCAATAGGAGCAAATCCTTGCTTACCTTCTTTTGGAGGAATAACAGGAGCAGTCCAAGAAAGTTCTGTAGCTTGTTCTTCTTCCATAGGAAGTTCTTCTACTTCCATAGGTGAAGTATCTTGTACAGTAAAGATTTGTTCATTAGCGTTTCTAGTATCTTTAATACCAAAACGATTAAAAGATTCTGCTCCTGCAGGAAACACATTTTCATTTGTATTTCTAGGCTCTACAGTTCCTTTTATTCCAAAACGATTTTGTGCTACTGCCATGGATTAATTATTTTCTTGTTGTAGTTCGTTTTCAAAACCACCTTCAGGTTCGCCAGTACCTGCAATCGAAGAAGATACGTTAAAAACTGTTCTCCAATTTTTCATTATATCAGTATCTGTTACTCTTCTTTCTGTTCCATCAACTGTAATAGGATTATTTAATAAATCATAAGGAGTTATTCCTAAGTTTTTAGAAATAAAATAAACTTGAGTGACCATATCTTGCCATTTATAGTCTGTATCTATCCCGCCTATAGTTCCAGCACCGTAATCCCAAATTTTCTTAACTTGTGTTTCAATGTCAGTTCTAAGTTGAGAAGGAACATCACTAAATTTCCAGTCTTTTGCTTCAACTACATCTTCTTTAACATTCCTGTCTACAAAATCTTTAATACCACCTTGTTCTAAAGTCCAAGAACCATCAATTAATGCAGCTTCAAAAAGTTTTTCATCATTAGTTAAGTCTTGAGTATCAAGCCAAGCTTTAAAAGTTGATGTAACAGTTCCTTCAGCAACCAGCTCATCATACAATTTTTTACTACTTGTTCTACTATCAGTACCAGTTTTAGGCGTACTTGCTTCTTTTGCTTGTGCTGCATATAAATCTATAAGAGCATTGTCTTTAAGAATAGATTGACTTGTATTTAACATATCCTGTGCTTGGTCATAGAAACCACCACGCCACATAGCTGAGGACATTGCTTGTAAACTTTCAGGATTCATAGGGTCAAAGTCAGGAACGCTAGATACAATACCTTGAAAATCAGCTAGTCTTTGTTCAGCAGTTGTTACACCACCAAGACCTCTACCTACTGCTTGACCAATCATACCACCTGCTCTACCTGCAGCATTAGTAATTGCTTCCCACCCTGTACCTACATTAGCTGAGGATGCTGCTCTCTGATTTGCTTGGTCTATTAAATCGGCTTCATATTTGTTTAAGCCTGAAAACATTCCTTGTGTTGCCATAGTTACCCTCTGTTTAAGTTCATAGTACCAGTCATACCTGCAGGTCCATAGTTAGAACTTGAAAAAGGCAGTGTTGAACCAGTTGTGCTTCTGTTAAATAAACCACTCATATAATTATTAAAACCTTTATAATCTCTATCACCAAACTGTTCCATAGCATTTGCCCAGAAGTTTGCTTGTGTACCACCAAGACCAAGTGCAGCTCCTTGTGCAGCATTGCCTGCGTATTGTCCACCTGCTCCTGCTAATCCTGCCATTCCTCTACTGACATCTGCATAAGCTAATGGAAGATTACCTATACTAAGTGCAGCTTGCCTGTCTGCCATTTCTCTTGCTCTCATAGAGTCTAATGTATTTTGTGCAGTAGCATAAGAACTAGATAATAATCCAAGTCTTTGCTGTCCTTGTGCTTCTTGTAGTGCTTGCATCTGACCTGCACCACCTGTACTACCTAGTCTACCTTGCTGTAGTAACCTAGACTCTTGAGCCAGTGATTGCCTTTCTTGTTCAGGTGCTACTAAACCTAGCTGTTGATTATACAATTGTTGTTGTAATGCCATTGGGTCTAAGTTCTGTATCTGTGAAGCAGTAGCTCCTGCTCTACCCATTAGTGCATCATACTGTGCTTGTAAGTCACCACTTAAAGCCATGGTTGAACCACCTTGTTCATCATATCCAAAGCTACCAAATAAACCACTAACGTTTCTAGGAAGGGACCTTTGATATGCTTGTTCACCTGCCTGTCGTTGTGCCTCAGCAGTTTTCTTAGCTGCTCTGTTTGTTATTATTCCACCTATTAGTGAACTAGCTATTGCTCCCCACATATTATTCTCCTATTTAACTGGTACTGTGACCGTTAGTTACTATTGCTGTTCCTGCTGAACCACCAGAGCCACCAGAACCTCTTCCTTCATTTCCATTAGGTGCAGTTTGTCCTGTAGAACCTGACTGACCTACTGCTCCTCCGTTTCCTCCAGAGCCTGCTTGTGCATCACCATCTACATCTGCTCCTCTTCCACCTGAACCTGCTCCTGTGAGAGTACCTGATGAACCATTAGCAGAAGCAGCATTACATTGTGAACCACTACAAGTAGCATTCCTTGCTCCACCAGAGCCAAAGGATTGTCCACCTCCACCTCCACCACCACCAGCGTGGTCAGAGTCAGAAAAAATTTGGTCAGCTCTAGCACCACCACCGCCTCCTCCACCGCCACCGCCACCTTTAATTTCGTTGGAGTTGTTGGTTAAAATAATATCTTTTTCTAAGTATAAAGCTGTACCGCCATTACCACCTGAACCGCCATTATTAGCAGGAGAGCCTCCAGTACCTCCAGTACCTCCAGCACCATAAATATAGCCATTATTAATAATTGTTAATACACCTGCTACACCACTACCTGTTCTTAATGCAGGAGTGCCTGTAGAGTTAGAGTAGACATAAACTCCAGAGTTAATGACTACATCTACATCACCTAATTTTTGGTCAGCAGTTAATGCTGTATCTAAATCTAATTGGTTTGTATTACTTGAAACTGTATAAGTAAACTTTCTTTGATAAAAAGGTTTCCAAGCACCACCTTGTTTTATGCTTCCTGTTAATACTTCTTTCCATGTACCACCCTGTTTTACAGAAACCTTTGTTGGTTGTTTCCAAGCACCTGAGTGTTTTATGTTTAAAGATTTAGCCATCTTAGCTTGCTACTTGATAATGTATGTCACCGTCAGAACCACCTGAAGCTGCACCTGTGCTTACTGTTCTAGTTCCATAACCATTAGAAGTAGAAGGTAAAGCATCTGCTGCTATAGCTGCTGTAACAAACTCTGTTGTTGCTACCTGATTAGTATTAGTTCCTGCAGTTGCTGTTGCAGCAGTAACTACTTGAGTTGTATTTGCTAAGTCTGCTTTAGAATTAACAGCAGTTTTAACTGCAAGAAACTCTGTATTAAAGTCACCACCACTAACTACCTTGTCTGGGTCTGAATCACTTAAAGCATCCTTACCTGACCAAGATATTTGTAAATTATAATTACTCATCTTATCTTTCCTTGTTTTGCCCAAATAGAAATGTTTTGTAAAGAAGCTTTAAAACCCTTTACGGTTTGTATTACCTGTAGTCTAACAACCTTAGCTGCTCTTGACATAGATACTTTGTACTCTGTAGGTTGAAAAGCAGGAGCATACTTTGCATTGCCATACTTACCCTGTCCCCACAAAGCATTGACTCCACCAGTAGTGGGGTCTAATGTAAAGTTAGCTGAAGTAGGATTAACATTATAATCTCTAAACCAGTTAAGAGTTACGTCCATGTTTTTACCGCCTGACCATATAGCTAAGAATCTTTTTAGGAACTTAGATATACCCGGGCCATGTAGTTTTAAAATCTGCTTGGTATGTATTGTCTACGTCTTGATAACATTTACTTGTAGTAGATTCCCACGTGTGTCCAGCAGTAGTACATGCACTTGATGTACCATAAGTAGCAGTAACATCTATTTTTTCTACATCATAAAATCCTGAATAAGTAGCTACTTTTCCAAAATAAGTTGCTGCTCCTAAACCTATATACAAAGCATCATCAGTAGATAACAAAGCTTTAGGATTTTTCTTACTGTCAAAATTCCAAGTTGTTATACGTGGAGCACCTTCAGGTGTTGTAGCTTTAAAATCAAATACATAAAGAATATTTTTACCACCAAATCCTAGTAAGTAAGAACCAGTAGATAAATCATACTGAGCTTTTACTTGGTCCATGTCAGCAGTTAATATGTTTGTTCTTATTTCATCCTTAATAGCTAGACTTAAATCTGTCAATGGCATCTTATCTTGTACCATTGTACGTGCTAGTGAGCGTACACCTGATGAACTCAAAAATACAATATCATCACCAATGACTTGTACTGAATCCCTAGCTACACATCCTACACCTTCAATAACTTCATCTAATTGAAATGAAGCTGCAGCTGGGTCCCAAGGGTCATTGTAAATAACAATGTTATTCTTACCAAAAATAACTAGCTTACCCATAAAAGAAGCTAGTGCTGTTATCTCATCACCTGACCATACAGTTTTTAAATCTACTGAACCTGACGCACCACCATTAAATGTTTGACCTATTAATGTATCAGAGTAATAAACTACGTCTTTGTTCTCACCTATGTTTCCTACCCATATCCTACCATAATCTCCTAGAATACAAGAAGGTGTAAAAGTTGTAACTCCAGAAGGAGCAGCATAACTTCCTACATCCTCTAAATCTTTCCATGTAGTACCATCATAATTAATAGGTTTATTACCTGCTTGTACAGCATAGAACTGGTTATTAAAGTTTGTAAACTCCCAGTTGCCATTAGTTTTAGTAGTAGCTGAACCACCAAAAGTCTGTGCATCTAAAGTGTACGGAGTGTTAGCTGTGTTAATTTTATATACATTAGCACCAGCTCCAGCAAATAAAGTCTTGGCTCCTGTTGCACTAATATACTCACCTAATGATTTAACTATTAATGTATTAGCTGTAGGATTGCCATCAATATCTAAACTACCAGTATGGACATTATCTGTTATTTGTTTAATTCCTTCTCTAGTAGTAACACGTCCCTTCTCATCTAACATAATATTGTTAGCTGTTGTTAGGAACTGTGGTGGTAAACTAGAAGCAGACGACTGCCTGTTTAATCCATAGATACCTATAGAGTCTAATACAAGGGGTTGTATTGGTTTAGACGCCATTCCAAATTACCTC